CGTTGGCAAAGATAATTCGGTCTGTGGGATAGTGGGCTTGGACTTGCTGTAATAAATGGCAGGCTGTGCCATCATCGTCATCAAAAGTATACACTTCATCCACACTACTCAAATTATTAAGGATGCACAGGCGTTCTTGCCAGGGCATGAATGCACGACCTTTTTTACGGGCCAACCATTCATCGCTGTTGATACCCACTATCAACATGTCGCCTAGTAACCGTGCCGCTTTAATTAGTTTAATATGCCCAGAATGTACCGGATCAAATCCGCCACTGACTACCACTATAGTTTTCATGCGGGTATTTATTTCAGGCTAGAGTGCCATACTCGATAAACTATGATCAACCCAAGGAACAACTAACTCTTGTTGTCGCAATGCGCTGTGGGCATAGATACTTTTTGCCGCAGATTCTGGCAATAGATTAAGCTCAACTAATTTGTGCCAATCTGTCGTTCTTGGATCTTGTGGTGCGTGTTCACTGCGATATACTATAGCATGAATCCACGGCTCTGTAGGTGTTTGTTTAAAAAACCCGGCGCCACAATCCCACCCGGCTGTTGCCAACATATACATAAGACTGACCAAAGTATGATGGTAATAACTACCGCTGGGTAATACATATGATAGTTGACGACGATGTATTTGTTGAGTCACTGGTATTGTTAGCGACAACATGCCGCCCGGGCTGGTAATATGCCACCAATTGCTCAATGTTTGTATAGGATTTCTTGCGTACTGAAATGCATCATGACACCACAGTACGTCAAATCCTTCTTTGGGAGGATGAATGTCATCTTCAAAATTTTTCAGTTGGTACGTGATATTTTTATGTTTTTGAGCTACCGGCAAGTTTTCCTGCAAGTCAACGCCAACACATTTAATATCCAGTGGGATTGGATTATTATCGCGAGTTGTACGAGTTGCCCACCACTCTAAATCATCGCCGATGCCGCAGCCAAGATCAACCATGGTACGAATACTGGCCATAAAATCATCATATTCAAATAATTGATTTAATGTTTCAAGACTGTGTTGGTGGCTGTCGCCTGGGTGCGCAAATGTCATACCTGGATATCTTCCATACCGGCAGCTCGTAATCTCACAATGTGACCTAACATAAAGTTTTTACTTTCCATGCCTTTGAGAATACCCAAAAAACGATTTCGTAATAGTGCAACTTCGTTAATTAATGTTTCAAACTCAATGACTTCGTCCTCACCATCCACATATTTTTCTGCATCTCGGCTGGTTAAAGCACGAGCATAGCCTTCGAGATATTTTTGAAAATGTTTACGACGTATTTTTCTAAGTTGTATGTTGAGGTAATTTAATACCGCTTCAATTTCTTGTAGCTGATTAAATCTATGCTCGGTGATTCCTGGTAATGCTGTAATATTTTTCTCAATCAACCCACCAACTCGACAGTCGCGTTTGGCATCGTCTAGCTCGCGCTCGTAGTGATCAATAAAATCAGGAATGTTGCTTAGATCAGCAACAACCTTGCTATACCACATTAATAGTCCTCGTCCTCTTCAAAATCATCTTCATCATAGTCTTCATCTTCATCAACTTCTTCATGATCCTTAAGATAACTTGCTAGGGCTTTTTTAATATCGCTATCATTTTTAAATGTTGATTTAATTTCGTCGGCACCGATATCATTATCAATTAATACATTTACTAATGTTTCCGCGGCTTCGTTACGGTCTTGTGGATTAACATACCGCTTGAGTTCCGCCCACATTTCATTTGCTAAATCTACTGACATTCTTATTCCTCCGTAACTGTGTTTTCGACTTCATTACTTACCAATTCTTTTTGATTATTAAAATCAGCCATTACTTTGTCTAAACACCCACCTTCGTTGGATTCCCATTTTTTACGGAATTGTTTAATAATTTCGCCGTCGCTGGTTACAAATACTAAACTGTTGCCTTCTTTCTTGAGCAGGCCACGCTTCTCTGCCAAGTCTACCATGCCACTGTAAGGGTTCATACCTGTTTCATATGGAATCTTGACCTGCATACCTTCAAACGGTTTAGCATAGCGAGTTTTCATTACCTTACAGCCTGCACGAATACCCATGACTTCTGAAATCTTGTTGCCATCCTCGTCTTCTTTAAGTTTCATTTTCTTCATAGCCACAACAATACTGGATGCATAGATAAAACCTTGGCCGCCGGAGATCTTATCATCAGGATCAAACATGTCCTGACTTGCATATGTGTGGTTGGTACATACCATGCCTACATTGTAACTACCAAACATATTAACTGAATTACGAACCAGTGCTGTCAGTGCTTTGGGTTTACGACCCATATCACCTTTCATGTCGCCTGCTTCAAATTGATTAACATCTGTTGGAGTAAGCAACATGCCCAACGAGTCAATAACAAATAGGACCTTCATACGCTCGCCGTCGGGCAGGGCTTTGTAATCAGTCATGAACGTGCTAATTGTTTTTGCCACATCGTCAATCATGGCCATATTGAGTTTTAACAACTTTTCATCGCTTGTATCAACACCCAATGCATGTAGCCATGCTTCGTCGAGTGCGTTTTCTGTATCGATTAAGATAACAAAAATACCTTGCTCTTGTGCGTTCTTGACAATGTTGCCTGAACAGATGTATGATTTACCTGCGCCAGACTCGCCAGCAAACACAGTAACCTTGCCTAGCGGAATGCCTTTGTTAAAATCACCACTAATAAGATAGTTTAAGGCAAAGTTGCCTGTGCTAATCCAATCTGTAGGATCATTGAACCCAATACTAAGACCGTCGATGCTCTTGGTGATATCCTTGCGGAACTTGCTTATATCAAATGGTTTTGCCATGTTTACTTTCCTTTAATTAATTATGATTTTTGCTCGGTTGCCTGACTGCGAGTTTTTATATAACATTGTTCTATAATACGTGAGATTTTTTTCAAGGTCTACTACATTGGCAATTGGAATTTGGCAGGACACTGGTTTTACTACATTTTTATCACACCAAGAAATAAATTCTTTACTGTATGGAATTGTTTGAGGCCTATCCAAATTTATTTGAAAAGCATACTCTAAAGTTTCATAGTTGTAATGATCTATACATTCTAAATTTGTATCCCAAAATTGCCATTTGTTATAGAATTGCCTTCCTACATAAGTATATCCAAAACTAAAATTAACTATATCATTGCTACTTACCATGCTATCTAAAAAAGGATTATTAAAAATTTCCCATTTTGCGTCTGATTTAAATTCAATGTTTTTGGCAAAAAAATTTTCTAATCTATGCACGGTCATATTGACTTCTTCGTAGGGAAAGATGAATCCTAGTTTTTGCATTGCTTCTGCTAAACAAATCCTACGAATGTCATCTGGTAACATGTTGTGTAGTTTCCACCCAATTTCACTAATTTGTTTATTTTGTGAAAAACGTAAACCATCTATGTCGATAATCTGCTTTTGAGATAATACCCACTGTTCGTGTTGTTTATTCAAAAACCGTTGGTCCAAATATTCAAGCAATTTAGTATTCTCGGGGAATCTAATATCACATAAAGTCGGCATAGTAGAATTTGTTAAACTCAGTGCATTATGTAACTCATTTAAAAGTTTACTAACAGTATTAGAAATAGTTTGATTGTCAGAAAAGCTATTACAACTGTTGTTCTCTGCGTTGGAAACAAAATATTCTAATATGTTATCATTGTTGACCACTACAAAAGGAATGCAGTCGTCAGAGTTTTCAAACACTAAAGAAAATTTCATAGTATAGTTAGTTAGTATAGAGTAATATGGTGACAGATTTTACTCTGTCACCATATTTTTATTACGCCTTTTGACGAGCGCGGATCATTGCTAGAATGTCCTGTGCTTTATCACTGGATGCTGGCTTAGCTTCTACTGGGGCACTTGCCACTGCTGGCTCATCATCATCAAAATCACTTGATGCCACTGGTGCTGGTTTGACAGCAACTTCTTGAACATCACCGTGACCGTCAACAAAAGCTGTTGCTGGCGCAGGTGCAGTACTGCCGGCTGGAGCATTAACACCTGCTGGGCGGAAATACTGACCCCAACGTTCTGTGTCGTAACTCTGACCATCAACACTGGCTTCAAACATTTCTTTAATAACTTTGAGCTCAACTTCGCCCGGTTTCTTAGGCATAAATGTACTCAAGTCAAATAAGCCAAATTTCTCAACAGCCGCTTGTTCGGCTTCTGTGAGTGCTGTTTCTTTGCGAGCCCATTTGCTACCATTATAGTCAGCGAAACCGCCTTTGGAACCTTTGCTGATACGGAAGTCCAAGCCACGCAAATAGTCAGTTGGCAATTCTTCCAGTTCTGGATCCATCAACGCACCTTTGATAGTGGTAAAGATCTGAGGACCAATAATAAATCTACGGATTGGATTTTCTGGAGTCTTGTCGTCACCCAGTGGATTCTCGCGAACAAAGCCTTGGAAAATGTAACTGCGTTTCTTCCAATACTTACGACCCATTTCTTCTAAACTTTTGTCCTTGAACCAAGTACGAACTTCTGTAAGAACTGGGCAAGTCTCTTGCCACATTTCTACACAAGGTACTTGTACATAAACTTGTTTGGATTCCATCTCACCCTTGATGCCATTGAATGGCAAACGGATCATGGCTCGTTCTTGCCAAAAGAATGTGTTTTTTGAGTTGCCGTCTGGGAGGAATCGGAGTGTTGCAGAAGCGCCTTCTTCCATGTTCCAGTGTGGATAAATTGCTGAATCACCACCTGTGGAATTGCCGCCTTGTTGTTTACCTTCTGATTGTGCTAAACGAGCACGAATTTCTGCTAAAGATGCCATAATAAGTTGCCTTTCAAATTGTTTATGGTTGTTGCCTATCTATTGTATAGATGTTACGTTGCCTGTGATGCTAATGTAAAAAGCGCATACACTAGAGTTAGTATATACGCTTTATTTCTCAGCGTCAAGTATATTTATGACGCGGTTGTTCAGAATGTAGAATTACTTGTTCAAACCAGATAATTCTTTGAGACGATCTAAAAAGCTCAGATCTTTGGCTACTGGTTTCATTTTGCCTGAATGTCCATATTGGCCAGCTAGTGGACTTGTGTCTTCTTCCTTGGCCATGAGCGGTGTTAATTCTGGGCTGCCAACTTTCTTAGTGTCATACGGGCCTTCTGGAGCTTTTGTGGGGCGGAACCCTGCGGCTTGCTTTACCCTTTCAAGGCCAGCTTGATTTCTAATATCTTGCGCTGTTTGTCCTTTGGCATCTTTTGCGCCGCCTGCGTCATTCCAATATGCGTCGTAGTCAGTTATAGGACCAGATGTTTCTTCTTCTACATCAATTACATCTGCATTGCCCATATTCTTAGGCGGCATCTGGTTGATTGGTGCTGAACTCGGACTGCTGGGTGCTGAGGATGATGCTGTTGGGCCTTGGTTGCCAACATCATGGGCGCCAGCCATCCAAGGTAGTATACCGGTTGCAGTAGGATCTTTTTTGTCATATGCGTGTGCGGCAGCAGTTGCTCGAGCGCCAAGGGCCTGTTTAGCAGATCTTTCCATGTCAACATAAGCGCCTGTGTCGTCGGTACCATACTTACTATTTGGATCGATAACAACTTCATCTAATTCACCAGTTTCGTAATTAGGAGCTGGATTGTTCTGTGGTGCTACTCCAGCACCCTTAAGAATACTGCTCAACGGATCTTTGGATTCTTCAGCATAGTCACCGTGCAT